TGACCGCATAACAAGGAGGGGGAGGGCGCAATGCTCTCCCCTTTTTGGTTCAAAGATGATACACCTCACACCCAACTCCGGCACCAACGACATCTACGTCTCGCCCTACCAGAGTCGTAAGTTTCTCCCGTCGTTCACCTACTACCTGCTCGTCCTTGAAAACCAAGCGACGGCGGCCTCTTTTGCGTGTGTGTTGAACTGGTCGGAAGACAACGAACGCTACACCCGCGCAAGCCTTCCCACGAATAACGACGACCCCGTCAATGGCGAGTTGCTTATCACCGAAAGCGGTCTCTACACCTTCAAGATTTGGGGCCAAAACTCCGACACCAACCTCGACCCGACCGACGCGTCGGTGGTAGGCATCTGCGAGGTGGGGGCGTGCAAGGTCAGCGACGAGCCTGCGTGGACAATCCCGTCGGTGTCAATTCCTGACAACGTCATATATTACGAGTGAAATGGAACTACTGAAGCTCAAAGAATACCAAGAACGCTCGTACGCCGAGATTCCCAGCCACGAAGGGTGGGTGCAGTATGGCGACGACAACCTCTTCCCGCAGTACCTCATCGACCTCTACAAGTCGAGCGCGACGCACAACGCCCTCTGCACTTCGATTGCCATGATGATCTTCGGCGACGGTGTGCAGGCCAACACGTTGGACGCGCGGCTCAAGATTGAAGAGTGGGGGCTGGACGATGAAATCCGCAAGGCGTGCGTAGACCTGAAGATTCAGGGCGGCTTCGCTTTGGAGGTGGTGTATAGCATCGACCGCACGACGATCTCCAAGGTACGGCATTGTCCCTTTGAGAACCTCCGCTCGGGAGAGGTCGACGAGAACGAGGACTGCCACTGGTACTATTATTCCAAGGACTGGGCGGACAAGCGCGAGGAACCCATCGCGGTCCACGCCTTCGACCCTTCCATGAAGAACGAGCACCCGACGCAAATCTTGTACGTCAAGCCGTTCTCTCCCGGCTCCTACTACTACCCCAAGCCCGACTATATCGGAAGCATCGACTATATCGAGCTCGACAAGGAGATCGGCAAGTACCATATCAACAACATCAAGAACGGCCTCGCCCCTTCGTTCACCATCCACTTCAAGAACGGGGTGCCAGCGAGCGAGGAGCGTCGGAAGATTCGCAACGACATCGAACGTCAACTCGCAGGGGCTACCAATGCGGGCAAGTTCATCGTCACCTACTCGGATTCTCCCGAAAGGAAACCCGATTTTGAGCCGTTCCCCCTCTCGGATGCTGACAAGCAGTACCAGTTTCTTTCGACGGAAGTTTCCGACAAAATCATGATAGGCCACCGCGTGGTGTCTTCGGCCATGTTTGGGGTCAAGACGGCGGGACAGCTTGGAAATACGCAAGAGCTGGAAATCGCATCGGAACTCTTCGACCGTCAGGTGGTCAAGCCATACCAACGCATCGTGAAGAACGCGGTGGAATCCATCTTGGGAGCTGCCGACGCTGGTGCCATCGTAACTATCAGCGAACCCGAAGCGGTGCAGATTCAAGCCTCGGAGGAGGCGGTTGACCTGAACCTCGCGTGCGATTTCCTGATTGACTTGGGCGAGGATATGAGCGACGAGTGGGAACTCATCGACGCACGAAAGGTCGACTACGATACCGAGGCCGTGCAGGATGCTATGTGGACGTTTGCCACGGTTCCTTCAGGCAAGCCACAAGCCTCCTCGGAACAGGACAACGAACTCATCAAGGTGCGCTACGCATATATGCCCAAGGTCACGGGTACACCTACGGGTGAGAGCCGCGACTTCTGCACGCGCATGGTAAGCGCAGGCGACCGCGTATGGCGCAAGGAAGACATCGAAGCCGCCTCACGCCGTGCCGTGAATCCCGGATGGGGGCCAAATGGAGCCGACACCTACGACCTGTTCCTGTACAAGGGGGGCGGGTCGTGCCAGCACTTCTGGGAGCGTCGCACATACCTCCGCAAGAACAACAAGAAGGTGAGCGTCAACCGCGCCCGACAAATCATTCGCGAGGCTGGTCTGGAACCAATCCCCACGAACGACCGCAAGGTTGCACAGCGTCCCCGCGATATGGTCAACCGTGGCTTCCTTCCTTCCAACGAGGCCGCCCGTAACATCAAAACCCCTCGATAAATGGCACTAACAGCAGAAGTTCTCTTCGTCAACCCTGACTACATCAAACGCATCACCCAGCTCAACGGTGGCGTGGAGGATGCGGTCATGGTTCCTGCCATCATCTTGGCACAGGACAAGTACCTCCAACAATACCTCGGCACGGACCTCCTCAACAAGCTCAAGGCCGACATCAGCGCGGGCACGGTGGCAGGTGCGTATGCCACGCTCCTCGACTCGTATGTTCGCAAGGCGACGGTCTGGTGGTCGATGGTCGAGATGCTGCCGAACCTGTACGTCAAACTCGACAACGGGGGGTTGGTTATTCGTACGGCGGAGAACACCCAAGCAATCGGCCCCGACGACCTGCACCGCGAGGTTGAAAACGCACGGCAAAACGCCCAGTTCTACACGACGCGGTTGGTCGACTACCTCATGTTCAACTCGAACTCATTCCCCGAATACACGAGTAACACCGACGCGGACATGATTCCAGAGTACACGGCCTACTACCAAAACGGCATGACCATCTCCATCGGTGCCGATGGGTTTGACCCGGACTTGGGCCGTAAACTGTTACGGACTATTCGATGAGCCGACAGGACAATATCACTCGACTTAAAAAATGGCTACATGAACAGCGAAGCGTGGATAACTTTGGTGCCGTCAATACTCACGGCGGTCGGAGTTTGGGTAAACTTGAACAGCGAGGTGGCAAAGCTGAAGGGTCGGGTGTACCGACTCGAGAGTGACCAAGGAGAGCTGAAGACGATGCTCAAGGAGTGCGTCGAAGGTATCCACGAGCTCAAGGTGCTCCTCGCTAAAAAGGGACTCTGATGTACAAATACTTCAAGCTCTCCGAGTTCGACAGCCCCGATAGCCCCGGCTCCGGGGAGCTGATGGAGCCCCAAGTGTTGGAGGCGTTGGATGTGGCCCGCGACATTGCGGGCTTCCCTTTTATTATCACTTCGGGGGTACGGACTGTCCAGCATAATAAGTCCGTAAATGGCAGTCGGCAGTCGAGCCACCTGCTTGGGTGGGCTGTGGATATTGCCGTGCCCACCTCCCGCAAGCGGTTTCTCATGATTGAGGCGTTGCTCGATGCGGGCTTCAATCGCATAGGTATCGGCAAGGATTTCATACACGTCGACATGGATCCAAACAAGGAGAGCAATGTGACGTGGGTATATTAAAACGCGCATGGAATTAACCCGCAAAAGCAGGACGGTTCACGCCGTCGATGTCAACCTCCCGAAGCGGGGAGCCTCTGACAACTTCCTCTTCATCTCGGACATCCACTACGACTCCGTCAAGTGCGACCGCTCCCTCCTCCACAGGCACCTCGAAGAGGCGCAGAACTTGGGGGCGGGGGTTTTCATTTTCGGGGACTTGTTCGACTTGATGCAGGGCCGCTTCGACCCCCGTGGTAACTACTCCGACCTTCGACCCGAATACAAGTCGTGCGTCTACGTCGACGAGGTCATCCAAGACGTGGGCGAGAAGCTGTCGAAGTACGCCGATGTCATCAAGTTCATCTCTAAGGGCAACCACGAAACGAACATCGAAAAACGCATGATGGTCTCACCCATCGACAGGGTGGCGCAAATCCTGAACGCGGCGGGCGGCCATGTCGAGGTCGGAGGGTATGCAGGCTGGCTTGTCGTACAACCCCACAGGAACGGCTCAGGACGGCGTAGGTTCAACGTTCACTACCACCATGGATACGGAGGTGGGGCGAAGCGTTCCAAGGGCATCCTTGGGGCTGATATTGACCAGAAGGATTTCCCCGATGCGGACTTCATCCTCCGTGGGCACGATCACCAGAAGTGGCACCTGCCCGTTACCATCGACCGCATCAGCCAGACATACCGCGTGGAGCAGCGCACCGTCCACCACCTACGCCTCGGAAGCTACAAGAAACTCGGGGACAGGTACGCAGGATGGGCCACCGAGAAGAACTTCGCCACGCCACGCCTTGGAGGATGGTGGGCACGAGTGCAGGAACGCCAAGACGAGTACATATGGGAAGTGCGGGAGGCAACGTGAACCCGTGGGTCAAGGTCATCTCGGCCATCGACATCACGCAAGTATTCAAGACCAAGGGCGACATCCGACGGTGGAGTGCAAAAAGAACCATCGGGGGTGCAGTTGTGCTCGAGGCTCTTTGGCAAATCCATGAGTTTGGACTATCTTGGCAGGGCATTGTTTTGGCTGGGGTCGGCGTGACCCCTCTCTGCCTCTCGTTCTTCGAGAAGGAATAGATGTACAAGTGTTATTTGGTGAAGCCCTCCGAAACGTCGGGGGGCTTTTTCTTGCAAAAAAGTTTCGTTTTTCTTTGGAGAATTAAAAAAGAGTTGTATGTTTGGGACATGAATAACACGCCAATCACCAACTACGGACAAGACGAAGCCTTCCGCCTCATCGTGGAACTCCGCAAAAACGTCTTCCCCAAGATGACCGACGAAGAGCTCGTCAGCTTTCGGAAGGACATGGCCTACTATCTCGACACCAAAAACCTCTAAACAATGCTCAAGCCAAACGGGATCTCCCACACGGTCTACCCCGACCAACCTGCCGACGACTTCAACGAGTGGACGGCTAACTTCACCCGCCAAGAAATCGTCCGCGATGTGGACGAGTTCAAGCGCAAATTCGACGCGCTGTGGGATGCCTTCAAACGCGACATCCAGCGCAACGCATGAACCGCTACCAAGTACACTATCACTACGGCCGCGATCGCGACGACTGGAGAGAGATGTCTTTTGTCGCCGCCGATATGCAAGCCGCACGCGACATCGCCATCAAGCTGGTGCCGATGGACTACAACATCACCCGCGTCTATGAAAAAGAACCATTCAAATTCAACCCAATGGAACAAACCAAAATTCAAAACCTGACCCCGCAGGGCACCTTCGATGCAAACGGGAAGACCTTCTACAAGTTCGACTGCATCCTCGAAAACGGGATGGTCGGAGAAGTCAACGCCCTCACTCATGACAAGTGGAGCATCGGCGACGAGGTCGTCGTCAAGGAGCACCAACAAACGAAGTGGGGGCCACGCCTCAAGCTCGACCGCCCCGGCTTTACTCCCGGCGGAGCGAGTGGTGGTGGTGGCTCTCGTTCATCCGATCCCGACGCGACCAAGGGCATCATCGCTTCGTGGGCTGTTGGGGTGGCTATGCAGGTGGTGGGAGACCCCACGCAGAACCACTACGAGGAGGCCGTCCTCTTGGC